AGCGGCACGTAGAAGTTATCAGCAATACAAAGATTTAGGTTACATTTATCTAGACTTAAGTTATTATCCAGACCTAAAAATTGACGCAATAAAATACAATCCGCTATTAACAATTACAGAAAACAAACTATATTTTAAATACGAGGAATAAATGGCACTTAGTTTTAAACAAACAAAAGGCAAAGCAGCTACAAATAAAGTAGAAACTTATGAATACAAAGACGGTGAAAATACTGTCAGATTAGTTGGCGGAGTTTTGCCACGTTATATTTACTGGACTAAGGGCACTAACAATAAGGATATTCCTATCGAGTGCTTGGCCTTTAGCCGTGAAAAAGAGAAGTTTGACAATCTAGAAAAAGATCATGTACCTGATTACTTTCCAGATTTGAAATGCAGCTGGAGCTACTCAATTAATTGTATTGATCCTAAAGATGGCAGGGTTAAAGCACTAAATCTTAAAAAGAAGCTGTTTGAGCAAATCCTTACAGCAGCAGAAGATTTAGGCGATCCTACTGATTATGATACAGGTTGGGACGTAGTATTTAAGCGAAATAAAACTGGCCCACTTGCATTTAATGTTGAATACACACTACAAGTATTACGTTGCAAGACTCGTGCCCTTAGTGACACTGAAAGAGCAGCAGCCGATAGTGCACAAAACATTGATGAAAAGTTTCCAAGACCTACAGCAGATGAAGTTAAAGCTCTATTAGAGAAAATTACCACAGCTAGTACTGATGGTGATGACCTAGACGAAAGTCAAGCTGAAGCTATCAAAGAATTAGGTTAACATGTGGCCCAGTAATTTAGGTTACTGGGCCATTCTATTTGGAACTACAATGAAAGTACTATTTACAGCAGATATACATATAAAGTTAGGTCAGAAAAATGTACCACAAGATTGGGCTAGAAATAGGTACAATTTATTGTGGCAACAACTAGCAGAACAACAAACTAAAGCCGACTTATTTGTTATAGGTGGCGACGTATTTGATAAATTGCCTAGTATGGAGGAGTTGGAGATTTACTTTGATTTAATAGGTCAGTGTAATGTCAATACAATCATCTATAGTGGCAATCACGAAGCAGTAAAAAAGTCTACAACGTTTATGACTAATTTAGCTAAGGCTACTAATCGTATGAATCGTAAAGTGATCGTAGTAGACGAGTTTTACAGCGATTATGGTATTGAATTTGTACCATACAATAAGCTAAAAGAATTTGAACAAAGTAATCCTTGGCCTGAAGGTGGTCAAGTACTATGTACACATGTTCGTGGTGCAATACCGCCGCATGTAACACCTGAAGTAGATTTAAGTATATTTAAACAATGGGATGTAGTATTAGCCGGAGACCTACATAGTTATGAAAATTGTCAACACAATATTCTTTATCCTGGCAGCCCTGTCACTACCAGTTTTCACCGCCATCCTGTTGACACAGGTGTAATCTTACTAGATACAGATACGCTGGAACATACGTGGATTAAGCTAGAATTACCTCAGCTGATAAGAAAAACTGTTGGAGTAAACGACCCTAAACCGCCAACACCATATCACCATACAATTTATCAAGTTGAGGGTGACTTGCAAGAGTTGGGTGAGCTAGAAGATAGTGAGCTCATTGATCGCAAAGTAATCAAGCGTACAAGTGATGTGCAACTTATGCTAGACGGTGACATGACACTAGTAGAAGAAGTGCGCGAATACTTACACTATATACTCAACTTGCCTGAATCAACTATTGAGCGTGCTGTGCTTGAAGTGCAAAATAACTTAGACAAAATAGAGCATGAATAGTCATCTTAGAAAAATAGCCCAACAAGCTGCTAGAAATGTTGATTTGGTGTATCCTGGTGATGCTTACCCGAGTGCACTAGTTAAATTAATAGTAGCAGATTTACAGCAAGAGTTTAAGAAGATTAAGTGGGCTGGACAAGATGATGGGTGGGACAAGGCTGTAGCGGCCATTACAAAAGAAATATCACATAGGTATACTAACATATGACAGAGTATCATCCCAACATGATTTATGTAGCCAGAATAATTGCTGAGCGTAGTTGTGGTGATCAAGAGCGTTGGTTTGACTACTATGATGAAGCTAAAAACACCATACTACTAGTAGAACAACTAGGATTTTTAAATAAAAAGCGGTTTTGGAAAAATGATAACAATCAAAGAACTACGCTGGAGTAACTGCTTTAGCTATGGTGCTAATAATGTTATTAACTTTGTTAAAGCACCACTAACACAATTAGTTGGTAAAAACGGGCATGGTAAAAGCAGCGTAGCACTTATATTAGAAGAAGTGCTGTTTAATAAAAACAGCAAGGGTATTAAAAAAGCGGATATATTAAACCGATATATCAAGGAAAAGACCTATACTATTGAGCTAGACCTAGAGCGTGATGGCAATGAGTATACTATTCGTTGTACTCGTGGTACTCAGCAAACTGTTAAGTTATTGAAGAATGATGTAGACATTAGCGGACATACAGCTACGCAAACCTATAAAATCATAGAGGATATTATAGGTATAGATCATAAGAGTTTTGCACAGATTGTTTATCAAAGTAATGCTAGTAGCTTAGAGTTCTTAACTAGTGCTGATACTGCTCGCAAGAAGTTTCTTATTGAAATCTTAAACTTAACCAAGTATACTAAAGCTGGTGAGGTATTTAAGGAGCACAGTATTGATCTTGGCAAGCAAATTAGTGAATGTCAAGGTAAAATTACTGCTATAAATGGTTGGTTAGATAAATATGAAAAAAGTGACCTAACAACTAAAACCATCAAGCCTGTAGAAATATTGGACGATAGCTTAGCTAAACAAGTAGCACAACTTGAGCTAGAAATAGCTAACATCGACAAAACTAACCGCAAGATTAATCAAAACAATACATATATAAAACAATTAGATAGTATTGACTTAGTAAATGGCGCAAAGCCTATTGATCAAGCCAAACTTAAACAGGCGCAGCAACAGCAAACTGAGTGTATGAAAACAGTGCGAGATGGAGAAGCGTTTATTAAACGATTAAATAGCTTGCATGGAATATGCCCTACTTGCTTTAGCAGCATTGATGAACATAAAGTTGGTGAATTAGTAACAGTAAAAACTGCTGAGATTGAAAGTGCTAGAGCTGAAGCGGTAGCAAATCTAGTTATAGCTAGTGAGCTGGAAGCACAAGACAAGCAACATAAAGAAGCTGCGCGAGTAGAGCAGGAAATTGAAAAATTAATGCTGCTAGTAGACAGAACACTACCACAAAATATCCTAGATAAAAATGAACTACAAGATCAATATAATCAATTGGCTAGAACTCTACAAGAAACTCAACAGCGCATCAAACTTGCAGAAGAACATAATAGTCGGGCGCAACAACACAATAGCCGTGTAGAGACTATTAAGCAGCAGCTGCAAGAGATGAGTGCAGAACTGGAAGAACACAGCTTCCAGCTTAGCATAATGAATGAGCGTATGAGTATACTACAAGTACTCACTAAAACGTTTTCAACAACGGGGTTGGTTGCCTATAAGATAGAGTGCTTAGTAAAGGATTTGGAAGATATTACCAATCGCTATCTAGTAGACCTTAGTGATGGCAGATTTCAAATTGGTTTTAAGGTAAACAGCAGTGATAAATTAAATGTTGTAATTACTGATAATGGTCGTGATATTGACATTAATGCGCTTAGTGGTGGTGAAAAAGCTAGAGTAAATGTGGCTACACTGTTAGCTATACGCAAACTAATGCAAACACTAAGTAGTAGTCGTATCAATCTACTTATATTAGACGAAACTGTAGAAGCACTAGACGTAGATGGAAAAGAGAAATTAGTAGAAGTGTTACTTAAAGAAGAGCACTTAAATACATTCTTAGTCAGTCACGGTTTTACGCACCCACTACTAGAGAAAATAAATGTTATCAAGCGTACTAATGTATCTCGTATTGAGGGATGAGATGAGTAAAAAGCATTACGAAAAAATTATGAGTCGTCGTGGTAAGCGTGTAGAAAAAGTAGTAGAGCAACTAGAGCAACAGGCACTAGATGACCGTGAGCCAAAAACACTTTATACGGATAGCGCTGGTAATATTGACTGGACTAAGTTAGCTAAACATGTGCGTGAGGCCACCAGTGGTAGATAGCCGTCAAAAAGGTGCACGCACTGAAACTATTGCTAGAGACATGTTGCGTAAACACACTGGACTAAATTGGGAACGAGTACCTGGGTCAGGTGCTCTTGACCCTAAACATCAGCTTAAAGGCGATCTCTACATACCTGGGCAAACAAATAGGTTTTGTGTAGAAGTAAAAGGTTATGCAGATGACCATATTAATAGTGGATTATTAACACATAAAACTCCGCAGTTAATAGAGTGGTGGCAACAAACTCAACGTCAAGCCCTACAAGTAGATAAACTACCACTACTTATATTCAAGCATGATCGCAGTAAATTGTTTGTGGCTACTGTGGTATTTGACGATGACGCATTGTTGGAGAAGCGCTGGCTAATGTA